GAACACAATTCCTAAAAGACATGGATGGGATGAAGAAAAATTTATGTATTATGCTGATGCAATGGGATATGCTTTTATAGATTCTACTGCAGAAGGTAAAAGAGGAGAACGAGTTTCTTTTAATCAGTTCCAAGTCTTAGATATGAGTTTAGGACAGTATATAGCTGCACAGTTTCAGTTATTACAATCTGTAAAGATGGAATGGGAAGAATTAGTAGGAATATCAAGACAAAGAAAAGGACAAGTGCAAGCATCTGATGGTATTGGAGCAACAGAAAGAGCTGTGTTCCAATCTTCTGTTATGACTGAAGAGTTATTTAGAAGATTCGATAAATTCACTGAAAGAGAGTTTAACGGTTTATTAGATACTGCAAAAGTTGCATATAAAGATGGTAAGAAAACACAATTTATAACTAGTGATTATAGAGAAGCTATATTAGACATTGATCCAGGATTATTCCAGGAAGCAGAGTTTGGTGTGTTTGTTAAAAATAATTCTATAGAGCAAGATAAATTACAAGCTTTAAAACAATTAACATTATCATTTGCTCAAAACGGAAGTCAACCTTCTACTATAGCAGAAATTTTAGAAGGAAACAATTTTGCACAAATAAAAACAAAATTACAAGAAGTTGATAAGATAGAAAAAGAAATGCAACAAGCACAACAAGCACAAGCACAGCAAATGCAATCTCAACAACTACAAGCTCAAGCACAATCACAACAAGCAGCTAGAGATTTTGAAGCCTCTGAAAATCAAAAAGACAGAGATAACAAAATAGAAATAGAACAAATGAAAGTTGCAGCTAAAGCTGTAGATCAAGATATGAATGATAATGGAGTAAATGATCAAGTAGATTTAGCTAAAGTTCAGCTAGAAAGAGAGAAACTTCAAGTTAAAAAAGAAGAAATAAGAAATAAAAAAGATATTGAAGAAAAGAAAATAGCAGTACAGAAAAAAACACCTGCTAAAAAATAATAAAAAGACTATATATAAAGGTAAATATTAACCATATATATTTTAGATAGAAACTAGTATAATTTAATTAATTTTGTAAAAATGAGTAATAAAGAAGAAAACCTAGATTTATCAAAAATAACTGTAAGTAAGTTATTAAATGATCAATCGATTCCTGATTCTACCGATCCTAAGCCAGAAGAACCGGTAGAGGAACAAGTAGAAGAAACTGTTGAAGCAACAGATGAATCAGGAAATGTACAAGAAACACCTGTAGAAGGTGAAGCACAGGAAGAAACACAATCTGAGGAGAGTGTTGAAGAGCCTGTTACTGATGCCAGTAAAGAACCGGTAGCTGAAAACTCTGAGTCTGAAGAAGATTCTGAGCCAACAATTATCCAAAGTTTAAAAGATAGACTAGGATATGAAATTGATGGAGAATTTGGAGAAGACTATGATGGAATCATAGGTTTGACCAAAGCAGCAGCTACTAAAATGGCAGAAGAGCAATTTGAATCTGTATTTTCAGCTTTTCCTGATATTCAGGAATATTTAAACTACAGAGTATCTGGAGGAGATCCTGAAAGGTATTTTAAAGTCGCAGCAAAAGAAATAGACTTTAATACTCTAAAAGTAGACGAAAAAGACGTAGGCATGCAAAAAAAGATTGTCGAAACTTTTTTAGGTCAACAAGGATATACA